CCCCAAAGGAGTTTCAGCGCCTACATCACCTGCGTTCAATACTACTTCCCCTGTTTTATTATTTACAGATTTAACAGGAACTTCAATGTTTTGTATTGATTCTGATATTTCTGCAATCTTTTCATCTACCTTAAAATTATCCTCATTAAAATCTTGCCTTTTAGGATACTCATTACCTTGCCATTGATTCAACCCAAGATTTTGTGTTCTATTTTCACTTGGCATTATATCACCTCTCTATATGTTTCAAACTCATCCCAAGTAAGATTTAAACTATCCCACTCATTCCATGTTTTGTTATAATTTTCTACTTCATCCCAAGTTATATAGGTAAATTTAAAAATAAATGCTAAATGTGCCGGCTTAATCTCTTCTATTGTAAGTTTTAAGTCTTCCATATTAGCCGGAATGCCTCTTGTTCCAACAAACTTTACAATAAAACTGTAATCTTCAAAGTTTTCAATTACTTCAACTTCTCCATTGCTATATGATGCAGCTACATCTTCCATCATTTTCTTTGTTACAGTTCCTATGCCCTTTGCCCTTGCTTTAATTCTTTCACGCCTAAATTTATTTGACTTTGTAACATCCACAGTCAAACCATAAATCTTTTCATATCTACT